GGCGGCTTTGCCTTTTCTAAAGGTGTATGAAGATAGGTGTCGAATTCTTCGTTACTGGGCGGTCCGACGATAAGTCGGAACCGCTTTGGAACGTATTTAAGTACGTAGTCCGCTAGGGCTTCGTACCGCGTTCCAATAAGACCTTCAGCAGAACGCTGATGATCCCAATAACGAGCTCGATTAATGATCGAGTATAATTCAACAACATCCAAACACTCCTTTTTAAATTGTAAAGGTCGAACTGATGTGCCACGAAAATAATCCTTTCCACATGACTCCCTAAAAGGGCCAGATGAAAAACTCTTTTCTGTATTAAGTCGGAAACCCGACCAATACAAAAGAAGCTTAACATCCTTAGTCAATTTAGTGGGTATTACGAGATCATCGCCAAATACGGCTACATCTCGTATAGGATTAAACTCCTTCCTTCCTTTCCGTCTATTCCAGCATGTTACTGCTGCATAGATAAGGGAGAGGAAGATTAAGGATTCGATTGCAAAGGTAAATCCGTTGCCCATAGACGATATTTTGGAATATCCAAAATACTCTACAGGGTTCTCTAATTGTCCGAATGGACATCTTAGATCATAAAACAGATTTACCCACATAGGTGGAAACAATAACTCGATTAATTTAAGAGAAATTGTATCCGAAGCCATACTCAAATCGAGTGTGGCATAAGCCTGTGTGACTGAACCTTCATAGGCCAAAATCTGATTTTTCAATTGAGAGTCAAGATCACAACCGAACCGTTTAAGACGTGTTCGGATAAAGTGATCTACTCCAAGTTGAGCAAAGAGATTTAACCTAGGTTCTAAAGCAATCACTCGGTGCTTATTATGCACCTTCGGCACAAATGCAATTCTATTGTAGTTAACCGTCTTCAATGCTTTATTGAAGAGATCTTCCCTAGATATTGGCATATTGAAGGGTATATTATACTTTTCTCTATACCAATTATTTAAGGCACCGATCCATCTTGGATCGGACTCGATTAACTCAATAGCCTGGTGGCGGAACGTAGGTGTGACAGAGTAGGGAAGATCGCCCCATTTATAATATGGAGTCACTCTACCTTTGTCTGTACACAGCGACGAACCCGGCCCGTGTCTACCCCTTCGAAAGATTTGGGATGGATCACATGTCGAGCCAACTACTTGGACAATAAAATGCTTTGCAATGTCGAGAAAGCCTGAGAGATCAGGATCAATCTCATTCATTCGAAGCATAGTCCGATATCCTTTCTCATTGAACCTTTTACAAAGGTTCTCGGCTTTGATAAAACCTTTCAGAGCATTAGCTCTGCAGATTTCATCAGAACCAGGGAAGGGATATTTCTTTAAAGTAGCAGACAGCTGATACTTCGCCACAAATTCTTGTAGAGAAATATCAGTGGAGGCTAGCACTTGTGGCCCCCAGGATGATTCAAGAGAAGTCAGAGCTTCAAGATCTCTACGACGGACTATTCCGTCAATGAGTTTGAAATCTGATTCACTCAAATCCTGCCTAAAGCTCTTAACAAGCTTACCCAAGATCTTCCATTGAAAATTCTTGGGCCTGCGAATCCTCATGGATTTGCGGGAAATAGAACGACTTGAATGTTTCAAGTGGTTCTGGGGAGGTAGAAAGTTTTTCACTTTTTTATTCTCCTTAAGAAATTTCAGTTGAAGTTTCAATTGGGATTAAATGTCTTGTTTCATGAAGATACTGTAGGCCAGGGCTTTGTCGATGACAAGAGCCTGTAACCGACTCAAAGCTTTGTAAAAGTTTGCGTCAGTTGTGCCAACAGGAATCGAAAATGAAACATTGGCAATAATGGGAGAGACAATGTCACTTCCATCCTTTGCCAGGACAGTCCCATCTGTGGTAAGCTTGGCGGTACCTTTGGCATTACCGAGGTAATTGCCAGAGGGCGAAATCTCATTTCTGTAGAATTCGCACATATCGCGTGCACTTAACGTGTGTCCATCAAAGCGATACTGAGTCTTGTTTTCGGATTCCCGAAAACGACTCATAACGTCATTTTCAAATGTCGTGTAATCGCCAGAAGGGTCAATAGACAGGGTGATCGTGTTTGCGAGCATTTAAGCTCCTTTCGGTCTACCAGCGCTGGCGTCTCTTACTTTCTTTGAGACCCCAGAAAATGGCAGCCATATCTGTGAGTTTTGCCAGATCTAACCTTACGTTAGTTGGCGGAAACACGGAGAGTTCAGGATTTGGCATCCTGGTCTTCGTGATCTTTTGTAACACTGCGGCTGTCGGAGTTGTTAACTCCGAATTGTCGACAGTAACCCGAGAGCCTATATCTGTATAAGTAATACCGGTCGGTATTATTGTAGATACAGATTTCTCGGTTGTTACAAGCCATGAGGCTAAGGTTTTACAACCCGGTTTGGGTTCCCAGGCTCGAAAAGTGTCCCCACAACGCCAAAACCAATCGATCATAAAGCTGAAGGGAACAAGTTCCCAAACGCTAGAGATCGGTCGGTCAACCCCTAATTCTGCAATAAACTTATGTATATTGCCAGAAAACTGATAATTGTAAAGTTCACCTGCTCGGCAGGTGACATCTACAGTATTATCACGGGAAAACGTTATGAGGGCTCTCGGGACTGTGGTCCAAGGTTCAACGTAGGTATCCATGATGACAACATCTTGGTTAACTACTTCTTGAACATTGGAGTAACCTCGTGAAGTTTGTCGATCGTGACATATCTCATTTTTGAGGTAGTCATGAACACCCTTAAGTTCATAATATAAGGGACGTAAACCGTATCTATACTCTAGATATTGTTCACGGACATTCTTCATGGAAATCCTCTCTGCTAAAGCCCGCAGATTGAATCTCC